CACCCGCAGTAAATTTCCCGTTATCTGGAACGTTAACTAATCCTGCACTGGTAATTGTTAGTCGTGTTGTAGGTGAAGCTGCTCCATCTGCTGTCGTACCAAAAACAAGCTTACCGGGGGTATCATTTGCTCCGGGTGTTCCATTAATAAAGCCAGCAATAGAAGCAGCAGTATTTGTTAAATCTGTTCCATCTGCTCCACTAAAATTAATTGTTCCTAACGCATCACCATCTTGAATAACAGTGACACCACCAAGACCAGCAGCTCTACTCTTACCAAAGTTTAAAGTTCCTCCTTCATTAGAGGCTGAGTTACGAGTAATAG